CTCCGCTTAGCCGACCTATCCTCCAGACTTCACTGGGTACCTAACCCGTGAACGTTCGCAGGAACACGGATCCTCTCAAATTTACACACGATAGAATTAGTGGGGAGTCAATCTCCCACTAATATGTCACGACCTACTGACGGAGCTGGCGCATAGCTTTCCGAAATATTGAATTTCGAAGAGCTTGCAGTTTATCTTGGGCAGATGGCCGGGTTTTAAAGTCAAAGTCTACAAAGAGAGGATTGTTTTTTATGACATTCCGATCTATGAAGACCGCTTTTGGACCCATGGCAAGTTGAGTTAGAGTGATTAACTCTCTCTCCTCTATCTGTCCCAGTCTAAACTCAGGAGCAATAGATGTAAGACGAGAAGCTATTAGGTATTTGTTACCAGTAGTCTCGTCCAACAATATTGCACCTGTTCCAGCTGCTACCCACACACCAGTGGACCTAGTAGTAAAACCTTCTTTCTTTTTCCCTTTCCTAGTGCTAAGACCAGATAACAGTTCTCTTGAGAACTTGTCACTGGTATACCACCAGGGAGAGAAGAAGAGTAGGTCCCAAGGCCCCCTTGAGGATGGAGTCCTGACTCCAAAGGACTTGGGAAGTAATCCATAAGTGGTTCAAGAACCCTTATCAATTTGCTTCTCAAGCATCTTATAGGCCCGAGTTACTTGCTTTATAACCTCTTCGGAATATAAAGAAGTAACCTCTTCGAAAACTTTCAGAGGCACTGCCTCTGATAGAGTTCAAAGAGGAGAATCCGCTGGTCACCCTTTACAGGCGCCAGAAGATCACTCGTATGGGGTCTTATCTTTATCATATCAAAAACGATATAATATAGTTAGACCCCACTCTGCCTTAAGATCATCATTTCCCCTCAAGGGGAGATGATGCCCTAAATCAGGTGATGTCATAATCTCTTGGAATTCACCGTCGCAGACTTCAGTTGTCCGTCAGAAAATTGAGGTTCATAGGGCTATAACCCTATTACCTCTTTCTTTGGAAACTATTAAGCCGGCTGGGAGAGGACCAAGTTCGACACCATTATGAAATAATCGAGAGGCAAACTCCAGACAAAAATGTTTTGAATTTGATTCAACACACTTGTGTTTGGAAATGCCGACACCGATGTTTCCCATAATCTCCTCATACTTGTCAGCCACCTCATTATTGAAAATGACAACATCGTCACCTAAGACGAGGTAGTCACCAAAATAAATGAGACCACACTCAAGTGAAGCAAGCTTCACAATTGCGTGGTTTTGAATGGCAAGTATAGCTCATGATGTGAGGATCCCCATACCTTGACCAGTCTGGTAATAGATTTTGTCTTTACGTTGACCGGTAATGTATAAGGGATTCCAAATCATCACAAGCATCCATCAGAAAGCCAAAGGAAAACTACCTAAAAGAAGGTAGACTAACCAGGCCTGTATTGGGAGGGGTAGGCGATCCGTCGCAGCGGTCAGATCAATTGAACGTATAGGCTTTCCAAGCATATACATCTTCTGATACATTTCCCGGACTTTATTCTGATCAAACGTACAATCTCTAGGTATTATCCTGAGAATGTAGAACATCAGTTTATGGAGAGGTATTATACAGCTTTGGGTTAATCAATCCCCAATAGCAATATAACGCCATTTTCCAGCGCCATCACCAAAGTACGTTAATCGACTTAGTACTCGTATTCGGAAGTTTTGGGACAGTTTACTGTCTTTATTATCTTCAAAATACTTGACTGAGCGATGGTACTCTGGATCGTTGACTAACCACTTATAGAGATCCTGTAGCCTATTAAAGGCATATGGGTTTGACTCTATTTTGGTTTTACTTACTAACATCTTAGAATATCTTTTGGTAAAGAAATTCAAGATAAAGTAGTAACTGGACTCCATAACATTAATAACGTCTAGGATCCGTGCCAGAAGTGAATTCCCGTTAGGACCAATGGATTGAATCCGGCTCCTTGGTAGGATACCAGGAGTCAGATACGATCCAATGGAATAACGGGTCTTAATCAATGTTTTCTGACCGATTGTAGGAAACCCTATCTTTGTCCATTTTCTAGATATACTAAAGCTGTACTTAACAGTCCAGTAATATCTAGCTCAGGTCATAGGCATATAAATTGTTTCCAATTTATGTTGCCCTGGAATCCTAAGTTGCTTATATGAACGGAGGAGGGTTAAAAGGATAATTACTTCCCAATCCCTTAGTTGATCATTTTCTCAAAGGATCAAATAAGGTTTCAGGTACTTAGGTACAATGTAGCCATAAAACGATGAAGTATTTCGTCATTTGGTTCCTTGTTGGAATTTAATTCCCCTAAGTTTACTCATAAGAATGAAATTCTTCATGAGTAGGTAATCATTCTTCATATCATCAACGACTTGTAAAAAGTCATTTGTTGAAGATAATCGTGATAACATCTTAAGGAAGGTTCTTTTAAAGATACCTTTCAAAAGTCTATCTGAAGGTAATAAACGGTTGCAAATACCGTAAATTGCCTTTAAGATCTCTTGATCCTTCTGACGATCAGTGGAAGAATACTTCAATTTCTTCTTAATCGTAGGTGTCCGAGCTAGTTCTCTT